TCCACATTCTTTTAGCAACATCATCTGGTTCTAACATTGGGTAATCTTTGTGTTTTGTTGGGTCAAAGTTACCATGTATGTCTCTGTTTGTCAATCCTGTTTTAGTTAGACCAAGACTATAGTTTGTCCAGTATACATCTTTTCCATTTCTGTTTCTTAATTTCCACATAAATGCTTCTAATAATAATTTTGCTTTATTTTCGTTATACTGCATATATGGTTGTTTTAATAAATGGTCATAAAAATTATCAATATTGTCTGCTAAATATTTGTAACCAAGAATTGAACCAGTTGTAATCATAATACCTTTTTCAAATCTATCTACAAACCAAGTAGCAATCTGATTTTGATTGCCATCTCCCCAAACATTATTGAATAATATATCTGGTTTATATTCTTTTATAAAACCAAGAATGTCTGAAAGATTTTGTACAATGTCATGACCAGTTGCACGGGAAATGCCTTGCACTTCGTAATCACTAGGACAATTTTCTAGTATTGCTTTACCAATACCAGAAGTATGTCCAGTAATTAATACTTTTGTCATACTCTTTCTATTACCGATGTTGCTTCTTCATATGCTTTTTTAACATCTGCATGAGTATCAACAACTAAAACAACTTGTGGTTTCTTAAGTATAATTTCTTCTGGTGATTCTACAGAAGTTACACAAACTCCTTTTGCAAAACCAAAACCTTCTTGAGATTGTATAACCATTCTAGGGTTTTTTAATCTGATTACATCTGCACCTTCTTCAATTGCACCTATATATTCTCCATAAGTAGTCACAACAGTTTTTATATCTGCCATATTTTCTCCTATAATTTTACTGCTAACACAACTAATATTGCTAACTGTATTAATATAACTATCAACAATTCAATACCCAAGATAGTATGATACCATATCCATCTAGTTTTATATGCATTGTCAACACTTAATTCTCCTGGGTCTGGTTCACCAGATATACCTTTGTCTGGTGCACCCCATAATGTGTCTTTTACTTTATTTACTATTCCCATTTAAAATCTTTAAATTTTTCTGAACTTACTCTTTCGCCTGATGTTGACTTATCAAATACAGGTGTATCATCATCATTTGTCACAACATTTTGATTATCATCATCTGATAATCGCATTTTACTTCTGTCAATTTTTAGTGTGAATCTATTGTATTTAGTTGGGTCGTTATACCTGTTTTTTAGTTGCTTGACAAGTATCTTACCCATTGTATTTAATTCTTCATTTGATATTAATGCAAACATTAAGTCAGCAGTTGCTGGCAAACCAAATGACTCAGAAGTATCTTCTAACCCAGGGTCGTCACTAGTAAACCCGCTTCTATTTGTTTGTGTTGCACTCATAATCGGGACATTGAATTCTACTGCAAGACCTCGCATTTCTTCTGCAATACTCTTGATATAAGAATAAGAGTTGATACTACCACCAATCATTTTCATTCTACTTGATGCACAAATGTTTAGATAGTCAACAAAGATTATTTCTGGTATAAAGTTTTTCTTAAGTTTTAATTCATTAAGTAATGCACGAAAGTGTGAAGTGTTTGCTTGACCAGTTGGATATTCTTTGATAATTAATTTACCATCTGTCTTTGCAGTTATCTGAGATACTTTATCTTTAAACATATCTTTAGATAGATTCTCAATCTGGTCGATTGGTATATTTAATAAGTTAGCATCGATTCTTTCTGCAATTTTTTCTTCTGCCATTTCCATAGTAATATATAAGACGTTTCTACCTTGTGATAATATATTAGATGCTAAGTGACACATGAATAAAGATTTACCAACACCAGTGCCTGCAAGAGCAATGTTTAAAGTTTTGTTTGGTAAACCACCTTTAGTTATTTTATTAAAGTTATCTAAGTCAAAAGGAATACGTTCTTCTTGTTCATGATAATAATCATAACGTTCATCTACTTGTTCAAGATAATCGTGACCAATATTAGTATCAAAAGAAACACCAAGTGCTTTCGATAGAACATCGGGTATTGCATTCTTTTGAAGTGTTGCATGTTTACCATCGATGATAGATATAGATTCCATAACTGCATTATATACAGAACGGTCTTGACACCACTTTTCAGTTCTTTCAACTAACCAGTCTAGATTCTCAGATTCAGCAGTAAAAATATTAGGCAACATTTCAATTGCTTGTCGATAGTTTTCTTCACTTAATCTGTTGCCTTCATCGACTTCAATTTTAAATGATTCAAGAGTTGGTATCTTATTATACTTAGATACAAACTTTGCGACTTCTTTAAATAAGTCTTTGTAAACACCTTCGAAATAATCAGGTGCTAGAAATGGTAATACTCTACGTGTGTATTCTTCATTAGTAAGAAGATTTCTAAGTATCGTCTGTTCTAGATTTATATTCATTTTCTGCCCATTCTAAATTTTCTTTTGTTGCAAGAACTTCTTCATTCTCTTTGTCCCATGCCATCATTGACCCATCGGCAATAGATGCCTCTATAATATTACTTAGTATTCTCCCACAGTACTCTTGGAATTCAAAGTTGCCTTCTATTTCTAACTCAGGGTCAGGACTGCTAACTATATTATAGTTAAAAGTAAGTGCATCTTGTTTACCATCGAATGCAACATTACCATAACGTATAACAGTTTCGGGAAACTCTTCTAGCAGTCTTACGTCCCAACCCTTTTCATCTAACGAACTTGGAATAATTTCATAGTGAATACCTTCACTAAGTTTATCTACGATATCATTCACTAACGATTTCTTCCATATCTACTTTTGAAGTCAAACCAATAGAATATTGATTCTTAACAAAATCTTTAAAGTCTGTATCTGCAAAGATAGGATTCCAGAACTCGCCTGTCAAAGTATCTTTTTCTCTTAGTTTACTGCCAATCATTTCACCAGATTCTTTATTGACTACTTGGTACCAACCATTACTAGGTTTGACTACATAACCACCAGCAAGTGCAACATCGAGTAGACCACTAAACTCTTCTATGCCACCTTCCCATGATACTGAAATAGGAATCTTAGACTTTTCTTTAACATATCTACTTTTTTCAATGTTGATAACAAATTCATAACCAGTAACTTCTGTGCCAGTTTTTTGTTGTCTTCTACCTATAATCCAGATGTTGTCTGCAGAATAATAGATACCAGTACCACCACCAACAACGTCTTTAGGGAACAGACCAATTTCTTTATAAGTATGATTTACTGCAAGAAGCGGTATGTTTTTCATTTTTAAATAAGGTGTTGTCATTCTAAATAAACCTTTCAATGATTTTGCACGAGACATATCTGCGACTGACTTTTCATTGAACGTGTCTTCAAGTTCTTTTTTACTTGCAAGGTTACCAATAGAATCAATCACAACGATTACATCATCGTCTCTATCTAATTCTTCTAGTTGTCTAATCAAGTCAAACTTTAATTCTTCTACGTTAGTAATAGGTGTATGTAAAACTCTCTTTGTGTCAATATCAAATTGTTCAAAGTAAGATTGTGGTGAACCAAACTCTGAATCATAAAATAGTAATACTGCATCTTTCTTTTCTTTTAAATAAGACGATGCCATTTTTAATGCAAACGATGTCTTGAAGTGTTTACTTGGTCCAGCAAGAACAGTAAGACCTGGCATTACACCACCATCGAAGTTACCACTTAATGCTACGTTAATCATGGGTACGTCTGTAGTTACCATATCTGATTCAGTAAAGAATTTAGAATCAGAAAGTATCGCAGTATTTCCTAGTGTTGAATTTTTCTTCAACTTATCCATTATAGATGCCATATTATTTATCCTCAAAATTTATGTTGTTAGATTTCTCTCGTTCATCGAGTTCATACTCTTCTCGCATTTTGTTGTTTATTTTAACAGACTCGGCAATCAAAGTCAAGTCTTCGTCAAATTTAGTAATTGCATTCATATCTTTTGGCAAACATGCACCACCAAATCCACGTTTACCATCATACCCAGGAACTCTAGAGTGTGCAAAACCTATTCTATCATCGTTACAGATACCATTGATTATTCTTTGTGGACTTAAACTTTGTTTTTTTGCACTATCATATATTTGATTCATGAATGTAACTTTCATGCCAAGATAACTATTCACACCATATTTTACCATGGCCGCTTCTTGTGGTGTCATACTAACCCAAGAAAGATTAATACATAGACTAAACGTATTATAGAGTGACATAATTCTTTGGCAAGATTCTTCTGTTGGTCCACCAATAATTCTCATTCTAGAAGTCACAAATTGTTCTTTTGCATTATTTTCTGTTAAAAACTCTGGATTGTGTGTGATTCTAAGTTTATCATCGTCATGTACTGAATTATATAATCTAGTCAGAATATCTGGTGTTACTGTTGATTTAATAACAACAAGTGCATTTGTGTGTTGAATTATTTTTAATACTGCATCTTCTACGATAGCACCATCAACTGTTCCATTATCAGACATTGGTGTTGGCGCACACACGAAAACACATGCTGGGTCCCATTTACATAATTCGTCAATGTTGGTATTTAATTTTGGGTCAACATAAAACTTATCAACTAAGTCGTGAGTAAATGCATAGTCAATTGCTTGACCTACAAATCCATAACCAACAATACCTATTTTTACTTTTTCTTTTTGTACCATTCTTCAAACTCTGGATTATCTTTAAATATTGCATATACATCACGTGGTGAAATTTGTTCTGTCTTAATGCAAAATGCGAGATTATCCCATTCTTCTTTATTATATTTCATTAATTAACCTCATGATAATCTTTGTACCAACTTACAAACTCTGCAACACCTTCTTCGATATCAACTACTGGTTGATATCCAATCTTTTCAATCTTAGATGTATTACTCCAAGTTTCGATTACGTCTGCAGGGTGAGGTGGTGTTTTTATAATATCTGGTTTCCTATTCAATTCAATTCCTATTCTATTTATAAAATGCATTAGGTCGACTTGTCTGCCTCTACCAATATTAAAAATTTCATTTGAAGGTATATCTTGATTAAAGATACATAATTTAATACCAGAGATTATGTCAGATATATACGTAAAGTCTCTTTTCATGAGACCCCAATTAAATGCTCTAACAGGATTACCAGCAACGATATTTTTTGTCATATCATACAATGCCATATCTGGTCTACCCCATGGACCATATACTGTAAAAAATCTTAGACCTATATTATGTAAACCAGACATTTTAAATTGACATTCATTTACATACTTAGTATATGCATATGGATTCTTTTGATGTGGTTGAACTATCTCTTCTGTCCATGGCAATGTTTTTGTGCCACTATAAACAGATGATGTTGATGCATAAATTACTTTAGTGACGTTATGTAACTTACATACGTTAATTAAATTTTGTGTGCCATCTATATTATCTCTGTGATACAAGTGTTCGTTGCCGACACTTTGGCGAACTCCAGCACGTGCCGCTAAATGTACGACAATATCTGGTTCATAATCCTGAAAAAGATAATCTAGTTTTTCAAAGTCATTTAAATCACAATTTCTTATTTCTAATCCAAAAGCATCACATCTATCTTCTTTTATTTGTGGGTCGTAATAGTTATTAAAGTTATCAATACCAACACAATACAAATCATATTCTTCTGTTAGTAAAGAATTCATCAAATGACTGCCGATAAATCCTGCTCCACCTGTAACTAAAATTTTCACGTAGTTAACTTCTGTTTCTGTAGACATATTCTAAGGCCCTATCTGCTTCTCGTACCATATCTCTGTTTTTATACCAACCACCAGTTTCTGCATCAAACTCTTTGCATAGAGTTGCGACTTGTTGAGCAGTAATTGGGTAACCTTTCGATACTGCATTACCAGATGTTGCGACCATAATCTGATACATTTTATAATACCAACCACTTTCTGTTATAGTTCGATATTCTGTTTCAAGTTTCTTTGACCAGAAAGGACAATCTCTATAACTAGACCAATTGACGTTGGTATTATTTAGTTTGCTTTTACGATGTTCAACAACTGCTTTCTGTAATTCTGGTGGTAATCTATCTAGAAAGTTTACACCCTTGTTTTCAATATAAGAATGTTTCTCCATTAACATTTCTGGGTCAAGTTTGACACCATCGTTAGTAAAGATAAAATTAAATGCATTTGGGTATTGTGCAGGAACATAATACATACGGGCAAGGTCTTTTGTTTGTTCGTCACCAATTTCTTTGAATTGTTTGTTCATCGCAAACCAGAAATGTGATAAGTCCTTCGCATCTACTTCTTTAGTAAGAGGAAAGACTAAACGAAACTTTGGTCGTTTTTCTGTAGATGATGCAGTACTATAACATACATAATGATAAGCACCAAACTTTTCATACAACTCTTTTTTTAATTGCACAAGAACATCGCCAGATGTATCAGCAAGTATATAACTATCAACATCAAGACAAGACCAAGCACCCCATTTATTAACACTCTTATTACTTCTTGTCCGACCTTCGTCAAACCTAGCAGGACTAATAAGAGCAGAACTATTATTTCCACCTTTTGCACCTCGTTCATTAGATAATTTGTATAGCAACTCTTCAAATTTATCCCATGAATCAAAACTCATAGTTCTATGAGTCTTATTATCATAAGTATTTTTGAATATTGTTAAACTATACATCACCTATTATTATACATAATATAACAATAATTGTCAATCAGAAGAATCTCTCCAGTGCATACAACCTTGTTCTTTCCATATCTTGCGATATTTGGCCATTCGTTTTTCGTGTTCTTCTTGTAACTTTTTTTGTTTTTTTGTAAAATTACCCAAACTTCGCTCCACTATTTACATCATCTTTTTCTTTCTTTTTGAAAGTAAAAAATCTTTTGAAACCACCACTGAGTCCCCATATAGTAAATAAATATACTACAGTTAGTATACCTATTATTTGTAATATTGCTTCAATCCACTCTACCATTTTTCCTCGTCAATTAATTCACCAGTCTTGTAATCCCAACCATTAGTTTTATACAAGTATTTTTCACCATAAGCATCGACACCTTCTTTTTGTTCAGCAACTCCATGAGAAGCAGACATAGGGTCGTGTTCTGTGCCAACATATTTAAATGCTTTCGAACCTTCTGAATATCCACCTTGACCTTCTAACTTACATGGTGGTACGTGGTCAAACTCATGTTCACATTCGCAGTTGTGTTTGACACTATACTTACCAATATCTAAATTAGTACCATAGATGTACTCTCCGTTAGTCATCTTCATATAAATCATTTCATGTACTGATGCCATAATTACCTCGGTCCGTTACCTTTATTATTACCTGAATCATATTCTCTAAGTGCTTTCCAATATTCTCTTGTTTTTACACCAACTTTATACCAAAAAATGTTCATACCCCTAGGGTTTGAATTCTCCCCTATCATTAAAATAATACATAAAAATACTAATGTCATTAAAATAAATTCGGTCATCCTTAACCCCTATTCAAAGAAACTCTCCAACGATGCTTTTGGTTCTGCCGACCAATCAATTGCATCGAAGATTGGTTCAAGCGGTTCAAGAAAAGTTTTTTCAAACATTGTATCATAGTCAATGTATTTATGCAAATTAAACTCTTCTGGTAATCTCATTTTAAAAGAAATAACATTTTCATTAATTGGGTTTGGTGTTTTTAGATAACAAAATTTAATCTTTTCACCATTACCAATCATTTCATATCTTTTAGTCAATTGGTGTTTTTCTACGTAATGATTATGTAGCAAACTGCCTCTAGAATGTATTGGTGTGCCTTTGGTATAAATGTTTTTGTTGTCTTTGTATTTTTTTACATGACGAACACCACGAGGAAATGCAATATCTTCTGGGCGTATTTCACTAAACTCTTTACGAAAATCTGCAACAAAACTTTGTGCTTCATCTTGAGTTTTACCAACTAAGATAGGAAACAACTCTTTCATTTTGTTACGAACTAATTCTGGTGTAGAAGATTTAATTGCTTCAATGCCCATAATTTTTAGTTTTGGTTTTGCATATTGAACACCTTCTGAGTTATGTACATTTAGAATATATCTTTTCTTTGCCTGCCAGATACCCTTGTCTGCAATAACTTCTCTACCCATTTCCATACGATTACTCATTGCACCAGAATAATCTGCGAACTCTTGATATGAATCTGTTAAGACTTTTTCAAAATGAGTTTTAGATATCTCGTCCAGAAACTTAACAGGATTTTTAGGATTGAATTTCTGGACGAGTTCACCCATACGAATGTATAGTGAATCTGTGTCAATTGCTATGACATAATCTTCTTCATCTGTTTCTAATAACTTATTCATTTCTTTATTGACAGTTCGTTCTGCCCAAAGAATTGCTAACTGACCTGACATTGTGATAGATTCTGCAACACGTTGGTCAAAGTATCTAAACCAACGATTGCCTAATGCACCATAAAGTGAGTTCATTAAAATCTTAATTGCCATTTGTTCATTGTACAGATGCGATATCTTATTTGATAATGCTTTTGTTGGTGTAGTCTCATACTCTTGTTGTAACTTCAACATTTCTTTTTTAATCTCTACACGTTCTTCATAATATTTCTGAATAACAAATGGGATTACACCTTGTCTATCTTTTTTAAATCTTGCACCATTTGGTGTAGTTGCATATGTTGTATCAATGTCTGTTTGTTTTCTTAACATATGTTCAATAGACGTATCGACTAATCCATCAACTACAGTTTCGGGTGACATATTATTCTGAACGATAATATTAGGATATAGTG